AGTTCAATAGTGTGGAGGATATGGAGAAGGCCTACTTAGAGCTTCAGTCGGAGTTCTCAAAGGCCCGTCAGGGCGGCAGTACGGATACGTCCGAGGAAACACAGCCGCCTACTGACGATAATGGCACCATCGCGTCCGCCAAAGCTAAGGTTGAGGCGGCGCAAGCGGCGGCCGTCGAGGCCGGCGTGGACATGGATGCCCTAAACACCGAGTGGCGGGAGAACGGCGAGTTGTCGCAGGATACATACGACCGCCTGAAGAGCAAGGGTCTACAGCCTGAATTCGTGGATCAGTTTATCGCCGGGCAGGAAGCCCTTGGGCGAACCGCAGTAGCCACCATGGCGGAAGCCGTGGGGGGCTCCGAAGAGCTTAACGCCATCCGAGAGTGGGCGGCGAGCGGCGGGATCTCCGACCGGGAGGCGCGGGCTTACGACAACGCGCTGGCCTCCGGAGACTTCGACACCGCGACTACGCTACTCCGAGGCATCGCCTCAAAGAGGAACGAGAAGTTGGGCACCTCGGGTAGCCCCGTGAGAGGCCAAAGGGGTACCGGAGGGGACGGCACGAAGGCTTTCTCCAGCCGGGATGCCATGGTCCACGCCATGCAGGACCCCCGATACCGCACGGACCCTGACTACAGGGCCGGTGTTCTCGCCCGAGCAGAGCTTACGTCCTGAGGAGGCCGACCATGTTTGATATCATTGGCAAAGCAGTCAGCGCTATCGGCGGTGCAATCACCGGGATCCTCGGTGCCGTGGACAAGCTGGACACCACGGAGCACGAGAAGCTGATAATGAAGGCGGAAATCATGCGGGTGCAAAACTCGCTTGAGCTTGAGCTTGCAAAGCTGGGCACCGAAATGGCTAAGGAGCGGGCCAGTGTGATTAAGGCAGAAATTGCTTCCACACACGGCATCGCCGCAACGTGGCGGCCGCTTCTCATGCTAACCTTCGGTCTAGTTATCATCTACTCGGCGGTGATTAGCCCAATTTTCGGGCTACCCCCTGCCGACATGGCCGAGATTCCGACAGAGTTTTGGACGCTCGTGACGCTTGGAGTGGGCGGCTACATTGGTGGACGGTCGTTGGAGAAGATCGCCCCCACGGTGGCCGATGCGTACAAGAACAAGGACAGGACCGACAGCTAGGGCGCCCTCCCCCTAGCTCTCTACCTCTACTGCACACCGGGTGCCCCCTCCCTCTGAAGAGGGGCCGGTTCAACTCCGGAGAAGAGGTATGCCGCGCATCCCGAACGGCGAACCCGACCCCCACCCTTGCGAGGGTGCGGCTAGGACACTTCACGGGACGGTGCTTGGCTTGTTGAAGCTCCACGTTCCATTTTCCGGAATGTGGAAACAACCAACTACCCATATGTAAGGAGCCATTCCAATGGCTAATGCAACAGTTTCCCAAATCGGTATCGACAATGGTGCCGGTTCCGCGACGGGACTGTTCCTCAAAGTTTTCGGTGGCGAAGTTCTCGCCGCGTTTAACGAAGAGAACAAGTTCCTCGCGCGGACGATGAGCCGCTCGATTTCGAGTGGTAAGTCGGCGCAGTTCCCCGCTATTTCCAAGACCACGGCCCAGTATCACACGGCCGGTGCGGAGATTGTGGGACAGGAAATTGGACACACGGAGCGTGTTGTCACGATTGACAGCCTGCTCATTAGTGACCACTTCCTTAGTTCGGTGGACGATGCGATGAACCACTATGATGTGCGTTCGGAGTATTCGTTTCAGGCCGGCCGTTCGCTGGCTAACGCGCTGGATAAGCGTGTCCTTCAGTTGGCCCGAATCGCCTCGCGTGCCTCGGCCAACCTCGACGGCACCAAGGGTGTCGCCTCCCCGGCTGGCCAGCAGGTCATCGATGCGGATGGGGACACCGACGCGGACTCGCTCGTGCAGAGCATCTTCGACGCGATTCAGATTCTCGATGAGAATGATATCCCGACCGAAGATCGTTTCGTCGCGCTGGCGCCCGCGCAGTTCTACCTGCTGGGGAATAGCTCCAGCAAGGCGATCAACCGCGATTACGGCGGCGCTGGCTCGATTGCCGGCGACGACCTCCCCCGCATTGGCGGAGCGGAGATCGTTATGACCAACAACCTCCAGAACGGCACCAACGTCGACGACGCTGGTGGCACGAAGTACGATATCGACCTGACTAACTCGGTCGCTGTTGTGTCTCACCGTTCCTCGGTTGCTACGGTCAAGCTCATGGATGTTGCGTCCGAAGTTAGCTGGGATCCGCGCAGGCAGGGCTGGCTCCTGCTCGCGAAGATGCTGGTAGGCTCGGACTATCTTCGTCCTGAGTCCGCTGTCGAGATTAAGACGCTGTAGGACTACACCGGGGGAAGGGGTCAAACTCTTCCCTCGGTTTCTTTACTCGCCAAAGTTGGCGGACAACAGGCCCTTTTGGCCTCTAACTCATCGAATCTTACGACTTAAATAGGAGGCCACATGGCCCGCCAGATTACAGGCCTCACTCCGACCACGGAGCTAGAGGCTCTTAACGAAATGCTCGCCGGCATTGGGGAAGCCCCCGTCTTGCAGGCCGAGCTTGAATCACCGACGCAGGCTGACGTCACGATGGCCGTCAACTTCCTCACCGAGAGCACCCGGCAGGTTCTCACCATGGGCTGGCGGTTCAACACCGAATACGGCTTCCAGATCCAGAGCGACGATACCTACGCATGGACGGGAAGCGACTCGGCCACAGCCACCCTGCTCATCTTTAAGCGCCCGTCGGACCTTCTCGATTGGGTCCTCACGAGCACGGCCAAGCAGGCCAATCTCAACGTGGTGCTCCGCCCACCCCGGGATTACTCGGCGGCCGAGGGGGTGCTGGTGTTCTACGATGCAGAAGAGAACCGCGACGGCTTTGAGAGCGCGGACCTCGACGGGGACAGCCTCTACATCGAGGGTGTGTTCGCCATCGACTTTGAGGACTGTCCCGAAACTCTACGTTTCTACATCACCAAGCTCGCCGCGATGCGCCTGCAGTCCCGCCTCATGGGGGCTCGGTCGCTCGACATGGACTCGGAGCAGGAGCTACAGGCCGCGTGGCGTAACGTCATCCGGTCGCAGGGCAGGGCCGAGCGGCACAACATCTTTAACAATCACGACATGCTGTCCAAGCTCGGCTTGAACAGGAACATCCAGCGGGGCTATCGCCTCGACACCAGAAACAGCCCACGCCCGTAAGGAGGTAACCGATGCCACTTCTTGAACAGAGAATCCCTCACCTCCTTTCAGGGGTAAGCCAGCGTCCGAAGGTGGAGCTTGGCCGCTCCCAGCTTCAGGTCTCCGACAATTGGCTGGCCCGGCTGACCATGGGGCTAATCAAGCGGCCCCCCTTCGAGTACGTCGGCAAGCTGGACTCCTCGACCACCGGGGTGTCTTCGGCGGCTACCTTCTCCCTCAACCGTAACGACTCCGAGCGGTTTCGGATGGTCGTGCAGAACGGCGGCGTGAAAGTATTCGACGTTCTTAACGGTGGCGCAGAGTTGACCGTAGAGGACCGGCGTGAGTCGGGCACCACCTACTTCGACGCGGTGGCCGGTTCCAGCTTCAGGGCCACCACCGTAGGCAACGACACCTACATCGTTAATCAAGGGGTGGAGACTGCCAAGGGCTCCAAGAAAACCCCCGCACAGGAGCCCTACGCACTAGTGAATGTAGAGCAGGCGGATTTCTCGACCACCTATCGGATAGTTCTTATCCCTATTGGAGAGGGCTTCGATACCTCTCCCCAGAGGGCCTTTGCGACCACCACACCAGACCAGACTAGCGCCACAGTCCGGTCCGAGATCACCACGGAGGCCATCGCGGCGGACCTAATCGGGTCCAATACCGCACCCCAGTACAACCTATTCACCGCCACCCAATACGGGAGCACAGTCCATATTGTCCGTAGTGATGGCGGCGACTTCATAGTGAATGTTACGGACGGCCTCGGAGGGAACGGCCTTCGGGTCGTGAAGGGGCGGACCTCGATGCTCGATGCCGGTAATGTACAAGGCGTAGAGTCCGTTGAGGACCTCGCCAATGTGCGTGGCCCCGCAGATGCTAAGCTGATCGTGGCCGGAGATCCCAGCACAGACCGGGACGATTACTGGGTGAAGTACGAGACTGTGGATGGGGACCCTTCGGGCCAGCAGGACGGCACTTGGGGCCGGTGGGTGGAGACCATCGCTCCCAACACGCTTCAGACCGTGGACTCTAGCACGATGCCCCACCGGCTTCGCTGGAAGGGCACCCAGCTTAACGGGCTACAGCCCATCACCCCTCTCCCCCCCGCCTTCCATGTGGGTACTCTAGCCGGCGTGGAGAGCGTTGGTGGGTACACCGAGGACGAGAGCGGCAACACCCGGGCCGACGTAGCCTCGGGGGCCGACACCGAGATCCACGGGGAGGGGTACCAGAGACTCATCCCCGGCGCCAACGGCGCGACTACCCAGCAGGTAACCGTTAGGTTCCGCTTTGATAACGCCAACGCCGCCGCCGCTGGTGAGCAGGCCATAGTATACATCTACCATGTGGACAGTGGAGGTACGGTCACATTATTAGAGAGTACCTATGGAAAGAACATTCACGGTGGAGGATTTAAGACGTACACCGGGGGGGAGCTGAGCTACACCCTGCCTGACCGAGTGTGGGCCACCGATGATAAGGTCCGAATCGTGCTGGGGTACGTTAGTGGTGCTACCCCGGCATCGGAGCTTGAGCGGGCCTCGCTCACCATTGACGGGTACACCGTAGACCAAGCGGAGGATGAGCCTATATCGGCCATCGTACCCGGCGGAGCTAAGATTACCATCCCCGCCGGATCCGGATACCGGGATGGCATGGAGGCTATTATTAAGCTGGCTAATGGTGCCGATGAGTTTACCTACTCGGTTGCCGAAGGGGACGGAGCGGCGGAGGTCGCCTCCGGCCTGCAAGCCCTTATCGACGCGGATGCCACCTACACGGCCACCGTATCCTCCCGGGAAATCTCGGTTACCGAGACGGCGGACGCCACGGTGGATCCCGACTGCAACTACGCCCGCACGGTATTCGCGGACGATACTGCAGTAATTAACCCCCGTAGATTCATTAACATCTATGAAGGCTTCACCACCCTTAACATTATCGCTAATGCCTTCACCGGGGAAACCATACGGAACACCTCGGACGGCTCTTCGGCCACCATCACTAGCAACACGGCCGCTGGCAAGTTCGTCTGTGCTGGACTCACCGGAGGGGCGGACAACACGTTCCAGCCCGGGGACCAGCTTGAGATTGTCGGAACGGGGGACTACTTTATCTTGGAGCCGGTCCTGTGGACGGAGCGTAAGGTCGGGACGGACATTACCAACTCGATGCCGTCCTTCGTGGAGCACACCATTAATGATGTGTTCCTGTTTCGTAACAGACTGGGTTTCCTTACTGGGGAGAACATAGTGTTTTCCCAAAGTGGGGAGCTTGAAAACTTCTTCCGCACCACGACCGTTGACGTAGTGGACGGGGACCGCATCGACGTATCCTCGGCCCAGCCGAACACGGCCGACTTCCAACACGCGGTGCTGTGGAACCGGGGCCTGTACATATGGTCCGACCTCGCGCAGTACGAAGTGAGCGGGGAGCCGGTGCTGTCGCCTAAGACTATCCGGATCGACCTGATTAGCAGGTTCCCGAACAGCCGCGATGTTCCCCCTGTGGTGGCCGGGAGGAGACTCCTATTCTGCCACCAGCAGGAAGGCCACGTTAGACTACACGAGTGGATCCCCCCGACCGACAGCGAGCCGAGGTTCCAAGCTCCTGACGTATCGGAGGAAGTCCCAACCTACCTGCCCGGTAAGCCCGTGGACCTAGCGGCGGACTACTCCCACGGGGTAGTCGCGGTGCTATGCGATGGGGATGCCGATGCGGTGTACCTGTACTCGTTCGCGGACAACTTCCAAGGCGAGCGCACGATGGCCGCGTGGCAACGCATGACCCTCCCGCCCGGTGTTACCGCCATGCAGGTAGACTTCATCGACGGGAAGATGGGCCTTGTGTATACCTATGACGAGGGAGTGTTCCTCGACGAGGCTGACTTCGATCAGCCCGCCAGAGGGGATTCCGATGTAGTAGTTTACCTAGACCGGCAGGTTACCGCAACGGACCTCACGGTTAGCCCCAATGGGGGCAACACCAACGTCACCCTGCCTTACGAGACGGATACCAACGACTCTGAAGGGGTCACCGAGTTCTACGACAAGACCTCCGGCGCCTCCATCAGCGTGGTATCCCGGGTGGACCGCGACACGTTCACCATCACCGGCTCGCACGCGGCGGGCGACATAGTGGCCGGCATCGCGTGGACCGCGACTGCTACCCTCGCCCCCGTCTACCTTCGGGACCAGCAGGACAGCCCAGAGACGGGTGGCCGGTGTCAGGTTCGGTACCTAGAGGTACAGTACAACCGGACACAGGACCTCAAGATTGAGGTTACCCCCGTGGGTCGTTCCGCCTACACCTATTCGGTGTCGGAGACGAGCCTCTCCGAGGGCCAGCAACGGGCTTCCGTCATGGCGCGTGGTGAGGATACGGTCATCAAGCTCATCAGCGACGACCCCGGCGATGCTCGTGTGTCCTCTATCGACGTAGAAATGTTCCTTAACAACCGAGCACGGAGGGTGTAATGAAGATCCGGCCCATGAGGAAGCGGGACGTTGGGTATGTAGCAAAGAACCTACGGAGCGCAGACTTGGCCGAGCTTCAGGCGGTGGCAGGCTATGGGGACAAAGAGGCAATAAAGGAAATACTTATGTCCGGTATGGACGGCGCGGAAGCGTTGACCATAGAGGGGCCTAGCGGTAAGCCTTGCGCTATCCTAGGCCTCTTCCCCACCCCCCAATTCAACGTGGTCTGGCTCGTCGGTACCGATGAGGTACAGCAGGCCCGCGTGTTTATCATGCGGGAGTGCAAGCGGCTGGTCCGCGAGTGGTATGCCGAGTATGGCACCCTTGGGAACGCCATGTGGGAACACAACAAGCTACACCGAGAGTGGGCCATAGCCCTAGGCTTTGAGTTCACCGGAGAGACATTCCTCGTGGGACCCCTATGGTTCCACCGATTCCTGTACCGATACGCCAACTAAGGAGGTAACCCATGTGCCCCCCAGCAATAATGGCAGCCGTCAGCATGGCCGCCTCCATAGGCGGCCAGCTTGCAAGCGCTAGCGCAACGAACGCCAACGCCGATGCCGTCGAGAGGTCAGCCAATAGAGCCCGCCGGCTTGAGGTTCTCGGCCTTCTCGACCAAGAAGATCAAGTACAGCAGGACGCCGCCTCACGCATGTTCAATGCCGAGCGGCAGGCCCGAGCGGCCCGCTCCTTGGCC